TCATCAGCAAGTTTTTTAAAAACCTCTCTTAATGACTCGCCATCAGCATTTACATCTTTTATGTATTCTTTAACAGTTTCATTGTTAGTTACAAATTTTGCACCACTTGTAAAAACTGCTTTTTGTGCCAATACACTTCTATGTGTACTAGACTTTCTTTTTAATTCTGCTAAGTATTGAGGAAACAAGTTGTTAGTACCAAAAGGAATAAACTTAGTCCTTACCTTTGATAAGTCTTGTGGTTCTTCAATATGTTCAGGGATTGCTAAATTAAAAACTCCAAATTCAAAAGTATTACTCTTTTGAGTCTGAAGATTCTTTACCTGACTTTTCTTTCTTGGCTGCTTTCTTTGACTCATCTTTTGTTTTTGTAGTTGATAATTTTTCTATTACATTAGTTGCCCCTAAATCTTCATAAGCATACGCTAACTCTTCTTGTGTTGCTGATGCTGTTCTTATAACACCATTAGCCCCATGATAAATCGTTACTCTTTTTATCGCTTTATATTTCGCCATAATTGTATAAATTTTTAAGTGTGATAAATCTACAATATTATTAGAGCAATCACACATTATTAAAAAAATATATTAATAGGGTCATGTTTAAAACATTTTACGATAAAAAAACCAACCTATTATTATATATTTATTTATTATGTTGTAGTTGCTGTTAAAGCAGACGTATCAACTACAAGACCTGCACCAGTTGCTGGGTCGTATTGTCTTGGAAGTTCAAACTGTCTAGCCATCAAATTAACTGTCAATCCATTTTCATCTGAATAAGCAGCACCTGTACCCCCCTCCATACTTGCTAAATTTAAGAAAGTTTGGTTTTTAGAAGGAACATCTTCGTTTGCATATTTTTCACTTAACCCTATAACTAATTTTTCATTATTTGTAGTTACAACTATTGCCATCATACAAGTATCAAGCATTGTTTGTAATTCGTGCATCCTAGAATTGTTTATTTGTGGTATCATAAAATTAAGACCACACTCAAATGCTGTTGAGCCATTTTCTTTAGTTGCATTTATAGTTAGTGCAGCAGTTTCATTTTTAAATTCAAAAACAAACCAATTCGCTGTTGAACCACCACCACTAGTAATCTTTGTTACATCATGCTTACCTGCACCATTATCATAAGTTACAACATCATCAGAAGCAAAACTTCTTAGGCATATTTGTTTTATACCACCTGTGCTTTGTAAGGATGTACAATCTACACTGATTCCTTTATCTATTGCCATATTATTATTATTTTATAAATTATTAAAAAGTAATTAAGAGAGGAGGACTAGCCTCCCCTCTGTCATTACATTATTTTTACTTCAACATCCCCCATTGAACAAGTGAAGGGTACAAGAATTGTACACCTAACTTGAAGTATCCTCTGAAGAACATTTTCTCTTCTAAGTCATCATAAAACACTTTGAAAGAACCTTCTGGGTCTGTTACATCAGAACCTATAATTAAGTTCTCAACTGCACAGTAACATAAACCTTCTGTACCCTCATGAGTACCAGACTTCATAATTGTTGGGTTTAAGTCTGCTAAAATAGTATCCCACTCGTACATAGGTACTAATTCAACACCTCTAAACTTAACTACTAATAAACCATCTTGTTGGTTAGTTATTGCTAAGTCTGCAGAAGTACCTTCTAAGTTTGATAAGTAAGCATTGTAAGTCTTAGGAGTTACAAAGATTTTCTTATCTGAAGCAGGTACTTGTTGTAATGCTGCTGGTGCTGCATCATAAGCCTTTCTTATTAAAGAAATAGCCTCTGCTGCTGTTGGTGCTGCAGGGTTAACTACAGTAACAGTGCTTTTTGCTGCTTCTACAGTTGCATTATCACCCATTAATTTCATCCATCCTGTTACACCTTGATAGTTTGCAGTAGAATCATCTCCACCCCATGCTAATCTTACAACGTCTTGTGCGATACCTTTTACAGCACGATTTACAATCGCATCTGCTAATTGAGTTCCCTCAAGATTCATTACGTCAACACCATTTCGGTACATTTCTTCAATGTAAGTTCCAAAGAACTCATCAGTACATTGCTCAAGAGCAACTCTCATTCTACCTGCTGTAATTGTTTTCTCATCAATATCAAATTGAGTTGAACCACTAGTTGCTGAACATCCAGTGTATTTTTGTACTATTTTTGTTAGAGCAGCAGAAGTAAATACGTTCATTTTATGCTTTACATTAGGTAAAACTCTGTAATTACGCATAATATCATCACTTCTAAATACTGGCTCATAAAAAATTTCATTAAGGTTCGCCCCTGAATAAGTTGCGAAAGTTCCTTTATCTGCTACGTTTGCCATTTTTTTTTATTTTTTAGTTATTAAATTTATTTCTTACTCTTTCTGCCATTGCTGCATAAAAACCTGCATTAGCATCTTCTTTTTTGTTTTCAACTACTACAGGGTCTGCTTCAGTTACAATTTCTGTACCTTTAGCATCTGCTTTGTTGATTTTAGCGTTTAACGCTTCTACCTCTTCAGTTAAAGTCAAGTTAGTTCCTTTAGCATTTACTAACTCTTCTTCTAATGAAGTGATTTTGTTTGATAACTCAATGTTATTAGTTTCAAACTCAGATATTTTATTCATAATATCATCATTATCCCCTAAGTTAACATTTATAGTCGTTTCTTCAACAATGTCTTTAGAAACTTTTACATCGCTTTTTACAGCAGCAACAATTTCCTCAACTTTGTTGTTAAACCATTCTTTTAACTCATTAGTCATTTTTTTGTTATTTATATTAATACTTAATTTATTCTGTATTTGTTCTTGTGTGATGTTCTTAAATTTAGAAACATCATACTTAGCAGCCACCTTAATAGAATCAGAGATAGTATCTACAAAACCTAATTCAAATGCCTCTTCAGCATTTAACCAAGTTTCTTCATCCATCATTTCAGACAAAACATCATAAGATAATCCTGTCTTTTTTCTATAAATGTCCGTTAGTTCACCTGAGATTTTATCAAGAGTTTCTGCTGTTTTTCTCATATCTTTAGCCTCACCCATTGTACCTCCCCAAGCGTTATGAATCATAAACAAAGAATTTTCAGCCATAACAACCTCGTCTGCACCAAGAGCAATAATAGTAGCAATACTCGCTGCTATTCCCTCAATATAAACTGTAGTTTTCGCCTCTCTCCTTTTGATTACATTATACATTGCCATACCATCAAAAACATCTCCTCCTAAACTGTTAATTCGTAAATTGAGTGGTAAGTCTTTTAAATCTTTAATATCATTAATAAACTCTTGTGCTGTTACACCATAAGTTCCTATTTCATCAAAGATATATACGTCAGCAGTTTCACCTGCTTTATTCTGAATGTTATACCATTTTTCTTTCATGTACGCAAAAATATAAATAGGGAAAAATAAATCTACCCAATTTTCTTACAAAACTTTAATCTCTAATATTATAAGATATTGTTGACTTCTGTCTTTCTTTATAAACTATGTTCTGTGCTTGGCTTTCGCTTATGTTGTACTTTATAGATAAATCCATCCAAGTGTGAGTTCTGCTACCTTTGTTTGTAACCAACATTCTATCAAAGTCCACAATAATCATAAAGTTACGAAGTCTTTTAGGTTCTATTATACCTCTTTCTACAAAATGTCTAACAACATCTTTACAGGTAGGATGTAACCCAAATCTTTTCTCTAAAGAAACACCAGCAGTTTCAATGAAATCTGTTACAACATCAATCTTATTTTGCTTTTGTTTTTTTCTTTTTAGAGGCATTAGGTTTTTTTGTTGACGTTTGTTCGGTTATAATCCATTCATCTACCATAGTTTCCCAAAACTTAACAACAGCCTTTCTGCAAGAAGTACAATGTATATCCTGTTTTTGAGTAGGAAATAATAAATGCCATTCTGCAAACATTATATTTAATGATTGAGAGTGATAAGTTGGAAAGTTTCTTTGATGATTTTGATTTCTAACAACAGAATCTGTCATCATGCTTCTTTTGTTTTTGCTGTAATTGTCAGCGATTTCTTTAAAATTCATAGGTTATTTTTTACCATTTGTCTTGTGGACACTTACCAAAGAAGTCTTTTGTAAGAGATGTCTTTGCATCTAGGAAGCACTTGCAATCTGCACATCTTGCACCCCATTTAATCTTTGGTCTTTTAAGTAACATAAAGTTTCGGTAAAAATTACATTTTTTACATATATTCAATCTTTCTATTTTGGTTTTTTTATCAACAAACATTTGTTAGTAATCCTAAAGTTAATACTAAAATCATCAAAGTAAAATAAATCATAAATATTTTAGCCTGATTCTTATCCATTATATTTTTGCGTCAGCCTGAATAACACTTACTAGGTTTTGACTATCAGTAATGTCAGCCTCTACTACCACTACTTTACCTCCACTTCCCATAGCCCCCATCATTTGATTCTGACCTAAAGCGTTAAATTGCTGTTGTGAGAAAGAAGGCATATTAAGTAATCCGCCATCTGCAAACTTAACACCTCCTCCTGCAGAGTTCATTGCTGATAATTGATTTCTAAACATCGCTGTACTTCTTTTATTTATCACTGCCTCACCACCTTCTAATTCTACTACTCTTCCGCCTACTGCAAATTTCTCTCCTCCTTGTGCGTGTGACTTTCCGTTCACCATACCACCATTTGCATACTCTTCTATCATTCCACCTTTAGCGTATTGTTGTGATTGTATTACTGCTGCTTGTACTATTCCTGAACCTATTGCAAATGGTATTTGTGCTAAAGCACTTGCACCTAATCCCGGAAAGATTGCGTTCATAATCGCTGCTTGTATTTTAATTTTAGCAACTGCTGCTGCAGTATCTACTAGTATTTCTAATAAAGCCATTTTCTTTTTTTGCTCAAAAGCCTTCCTCTGTATTCTATCTACACCTTTTTCGTATTCTTCTTGCGTTATTAAACCTGCTTCTTTTCTTTCCTCTAAAAGTTTAGTATCTCTTTCTGCTTGTCTATTTATGTTTTGAGTCGTTATGGATATAATTGCATCAGCAGTTTCAACAGCCAAACCTAATTGATTTTGTTTTGTAATTTGTTCATCTTTAAATGCTTCCAGTTCTGCTTGTGCAACAGTTTTTATTCTGTTTAATTCATTATCAAGCATCTTACCATTTATATCAGCGACATCTTCACCATAAGCGATTTTAAGGTTTTTCATGTTTTCTAAGTGAGCCTGTTCTGCCTCAAATACTCTTGAATCAAACTCTTCTTTAGTTATTAATCCATTTATTAAATTTTCTTTTTCTGCGTTTAACTCTTCTTGTAAAGCATTTTTTA